CTAGTCGCAAATCGAAAGCAAAGAGACAGGCCAAAGGTCAAGTCCCAGTACGCCCCACCAGGAAACAATTGGAGAAACTGGCCATAGCCAGTACCCCCTTTTCCCATGTGGGCGGTCGTATTGGAGCAGGGCTCGGGTCAATATTTGGATCACCAGCTATAGGTCAAGGAATAGGCAGCTGGCTCGGTTCTGGAATAGGTAAGATTTTCGGCAGTGGTGCCTATAAGATGCAGCAAAACAGTATCTGGAGCACCTCTGACCAATGTCCATCCATGCATTCCACTTCCGAGTCAGTAATCCTACGACATCGAGAGTACATTTCTGATGTCAATTCTTCTACCGGCTTTGTGGTCACCGAGTACCCCATCAACGCTGGGTTAACTAGTACCTTTCCCTTTTTGTCTACTATTGCTGCTAATTTCCAGGAGTATACGTTTAGAGGTCTGGTCTTTGAATTTAAGTCCACATCCGCCGATGCACTAAATAGCACCAATACCGCCTTAGGTACGGTCGCCATGGCCGTCCAATATAGAGCAGGTGCTGCTTCGTTCACTAATAAGCAGCAGGTGCTAAATGAGATGTGGTCAGCTGACGCCAAACCAGCGAACTCTTTCTTCATGCCGGTAGAGTGTGCCCCCTCAGAATGTCCCATGGACATCCAATATGTGAGGACCGGAGCACTCAGTACCGATGACGATATTAAGTTCTATGATTTGGGCAAGTTATCGGTAGCTACCATAGGATCACAAGCCACAGCAGTGGTTGGTGAACTGTGGGCTTCGTATGAGGTGTGTCTCAGGAAGCCCATTTTGGGCGGTGCAACAGGAATCAACATCCAATCCGTGGGTCTCTACAGATCAGGTGTTGATGGCACCCACCCATTGGGTACCGATACCTTGGAAGCCAGCTGTAATTCGCTTGGAATAGTAATCACTAATGGCACCACCCTTAACTTTCCCACAGGATGTGATTCAAAATATTGTCTCACCATCACATGGGTCGGAGGACTTGGTGCCTGGACTGCAACCAACTTTAACGTCACCTCAAACATCTCTTTTCAAACTCGGAATGGGCTATCA